CGATACTCCCTCGTCATCAAATTTTCTATATAGTTTGAAGTCATAACTAATATCAATTAGTTTCTGGAAGTGTTTTTGTGGTGCCTCAAATCGCACCCCAATTTGTACTGGTTTTGGTTCAGTAGGTAATTCGTAATCATCTGCTAATTGTTTACCAAAGTCAATACCTGATTTACCAACTGCAAACATTAGACGGTCATATTTTATTGTTTCTTTTGGAGTATTCCAATCACAATATAATTCTTGATTATTAAAATCAATTGAAGTTACTTTAGTTTCCCAAATAAACTCAACACCTTTAGATACTAAATAATCATACCAATTTTTACCAATCTCATGTAGATAATCTGTACCAACGTGCCATACAGGGAACAAACGTAAACCAAAATATGGTTTAATAAAATCTGGTTCCGCTACTGGATTTGAGCATTGTACTTCCTCTGGTTTAGGATGGAAACGTTTAAAGTTGTTAATTACCTCATCAAACAATTCCATTGCTTTTTCCTCACCACAATACTTAGACATATGACCTCCAATTGCGGTGTGGTAAGTTAGCTTACCATCACTCCAACCACCAGCACCTAAAAATCCAGTCATTACTTCTGAATATGGTCTGCGATATGGATCTTTACCCATATCAATGATAGTGATGCTTTTTCCGGGGTAGCCATTGTCTACAAGTTTGGTTGCAGCATTTACTCCTGCTACTCCTGCTCCTATAATTACTAATTTCTCTGTCATCGTTTTGAATTTACCTTTATTTTTAACTTTATTAATATACAAAAAAAAGCTGCGACCTCCTAATTGAGGTCACAGCTCTCCTAATTTCGTTTTTAAATCGACTAGGCTATGAATCTAGTCTAAATGTGTTTTTATTTTATCCTCCAACATTTGGAGACCAACCTAAAGCTCCTGTTCCAAGAACACCTCCAAATTGGTTGTTTCCATCTCCATCTCCTAAGAATAAACCATAACCCATAAATAATAGTTTAGGAACTGTATAAATTTCTAGTTCGTTACCTGCGGGCATAATTTGTGGTACTGGGGAGAATAGGTTTTGGCCTAATTGGTTTCCGGTTACATGAATATTTTGGAGATATGTAGGTAAACCCTTCGCTGAAGACGGGATATGGTATACAATTGTAGTAAAATTCAAAGTAGAATTTGAATATTGTACACTACCCGGTACAATTAAAGTCCAGTGGGATTGTAAACCAAATGGAGCATGGATTGTAAGATCTTGAACATCCCCTTCACTATTATAAAATCCTAAGTTTGATTCTCTAAAATCTTCAGCAGCAGTATTACCACCTATAGTATCTAAATCTACCCACCCCATTGTAAATCTTATAGCAGCTTGTGGGGTTACACCTTCAAGTGCACCCGCGCCTATACCATTTCGGAAATCTGCTGTGTCACCCACAATAGCACCTCCAGGTATTACACCAGTATCAGTACAATAGGCTGAGCCTGCAGGGTTACCGTCTACTGGGAATTGAGGATTAGAAGAACCTGCATAATAAAGGTTAGGTCCATCTACAGCATTAATAATAGTATTACTACCTGTTTGGTAGAATGGTTGTTCTACTCCTTCTACACTATTTTCCCAGCTAAAGAAAGTACCAGCAGGACCACCAGGTCCATAAGGTCCTGTAGAGCCAATAGCTTCTGTAGATTGGTAACCTCCTTGATAATATAAGTATCTAGCCATGTGTTTGTATTTTGTTTATAAATATACTAAAGAATATGCTCTTCCCAAAGCTTATATTCTCTCCATATTTTAATTTTTAAATTTCCTTCTCCTTTAATAACACGGTGCCATTGGTGGATAGGGATGAAAAAAGTTGATTCTGGTTTTAGGTCTGTAGGTAATTCATCTTCAAGTTGGAAACCCCAACCAATACCACATTCTAAAATTTCAATGTGTCTATCTTCATTATCTCGATGCCACATCAATTCAATTGGGTCTATGTTTTGATTAAATTCTCGAACAATATATTTATCTGTAGTTTCGAGATCAATGTAGGGTTTCATTAGTATATTTTATGAAGAGTAAACAATTCTGAATATATGTTTTCTGAGGCTATACAAGCAGCACCTAATATGCCTTCTATAGATAATGTATTGACTATCGTAGTATCAAAAGTTGTATTATTTTGTGAACTAAAAATTTCTGTTACTACTTCTCCGGAAGCATCTTTCCTAACTGTTAATTCACCTGAAGATAAAATAGAAGCGGTTCCTGCACTTCCTATGGTTTGGATAATAAAAGTAACATCTAAATTCCAATTTTGACCATCTGTGGATTTAGCCATAGTAACAACCCCAGTATCTACTAAATTAACATCCCCTGAGGTAAAGTGGATTTCTAAAGTATGACCATTTGCTATATTAATTTTACCTGCTAATTTAGCATGGAATGCATCTCCGACTTTAAACCCATTAGCTGGGACTGTTAGGGAACCAACCCCACCATCTAGTAAACTTCCTGAAGTAGGAGCATCACTTGCACTACCTGAAATTATAGCACTAGATCCTGTTTGATTAAATAAACCATAACTGTTTCCTTGAACGTATGTTGTATAAGTAGCTATATCACTTAAGGTAGTATATTTTGTAACACCACCCTGTACATCAGCAAATAATTCACTACCGTCTAGGGTAGATGAAGCTGGTAATCCTGAAATTGGTAAATTAGGCATATCCTGTTATATAAATTTTGTTTCCGTCTTCTTGTTCTAAATCAAATAAATCTTCTTGTAATAGCACACCTATATTTTGAAGTGTTTTTAATGTGCCCTTATTTTGATATACTACCCAACTGTGTCGAGCTTCATTTAATTCATAAATATATTGGTTGTATCTATTAACTTGCTCAGTTAATGGTAAGTTGCGGATTTCGTTTAATTGGATAAACTGGGGCCATAATATTTCATTAAATATATCCATTACCAGAATCCTCCAAAATTTGATTTTAATCCTAACAATTTAGCATATCGAGGTAATCTACAACTCCAATATCCTGCTTTAGTTTTATCTTTTTTAGTTGAGCATTTGTGACGTTTAGCGAATGCGTTACGAGCGTCTTTATTGTTAATTTTTGCTCTTAAACCTCCTGAACCGAAACGTACTGTTTTGATTTTCTTGGTTTTAGGATCTTTAACATAAACCTTATATGCTTTACCTCCTGATGAGTCACGCATTGGTTTATTTAATTTTTTCTTTGCTTCCTCGTAGATAGCTTTTACTTCGGCTTCATCTAATTCAATAGGAAAATCTAAAGGCACTTTTTTACCTTCAAACATGCCATAATGTCCTAAATCAGTTTCAGTCAAAATCTCTAAATCATCTTCATTAGTGATTTCTAAAATCTCACGAGTGTATAAAGAACGTGCTTCAGCCCATAAGTTAAAATAGTTACTCGAACCCGCACGATAAACATGTTCTGTTAGCGGTTTATTATTGTCCATATGGTATTTTAAACCTTCAGACAATATACCACGTGAAGTTAAATTTTCATTAAGCATCAACGCAGGTTTTTTAGTTTCGCAAGTATTGCATCCGCAGCTACACATATTATATTTTTTTAATTTTTTGTACTTCTAAAGTTCCTTGAGTATTACCATTATTTCGAGCATTGATTGATACCGAATATGGTTGTCCTCCTTTTTCAATTTTGAAATCTATTTTTAAACCTCCAAAGGTTGGTGAATCAATTATTTGAATTGGTTCATAATCGCCACCAACATTATATAAAATAACGTTTTGACCTCTAGGGAATTTATCTACTTTACCAGGAGCCCCTGATTTTTGTCCTGTTACTTTGAAGAAGGTTGGGTTAACACCAGTTAAGGATAAAGCAAATCCCACCAAAGCAACAATCGCTTCATCTACTTCATCAGTATTAAACTGTTTAAATAAAAATTCAATTGATTTTAAGGCAGCGTATTTACCCCTTAAAAATCTAATCTCATCTTTTAAGTCTGAGGTATCTAAATCGTATTTAATATTTTCATTACCATTAACTAACTTTTGGATATTTTGTCTTAAACGTTCGATACCAGCTTTATACTTAGCTTCATCAAATCCAATTTCATCTTTAGTTAAGTTATAATCTTCTTTAGCCGAAGTAAATTTATTTAATAAGGCTTTAGCTTTACCACCCTGAGCATCTGCTTGTTTTAGAGATACTGCAGTTAATGGTTTATCATCTCCACCCCACTCATCGTTAAATAAATCATTAATTAATTCAATGTTATCGTCTTCAGTTAAGTTAACAGCACCTAATTGAACATATAAATCACCGGGGCACCATTTATCAGCAGGTAGACCTGTTAATGATTGTGCTTTACTTCTGATAGAGTCAAATAAACCCGTACGAATTAATTTTTGTCCAGGGTATACTTCCTTAATTGCTAAAGCTGAAGATAATGGTTGGTTAATAAAGTTAATATTAGCTGCTTTATTATCATCGGAGGTGGCAGATAAATAAGTTACTACTTTATCAGCAGCCCCACTACTTTCTCCAGGTATTCCTTTTTCTGCAATTTCAATTAATTGATTAATTCTACTTTCGTAATTTTCTTTATTGAAAGGTGAATCAATATTAGCTGCGTAAAATAAAGATACCAATGCTTCTTTAACATCAGTATCACTTGCGGTATCATCCGAGGCCCCCTTAACTATTAATCTATAATCTTTACCGTTGAAATTTACTACGGCACTACCTAAACTAGAACCTGTTGCTGCTTTTCTAAAGTTAGATAAAGAATCTTCTTTACTTACTAAAGCTTTAATCTCATCATAAACTTCTCGACGCATTGAATCAGATTGAGCTCCTCTGTTAGGAATATCTGAGTATGTAAGTTTAATAGTATCCCTTCCGGTTGCTTCTAAATCACCATAATCTTTAATATTTGTTTTTAATATTGAGATTAAATCTTGGTTTTCTAGAATGATATTAAAACCTATTTCACTTAACATAGATTCGAGTAAAGAAACATCCTGAGCATTATTCATGTCAGGATATCCTTTAGGAAATTTATACGCAATCCTATTTAAATATTTGGTAATGTTATCCAATTTATTTTATTTTATTTTTATACTTCTTCTGTTTCTGTATCAACTTCTACTTCTTCAGTACCTGTATCAATGGATAAATCTTCTGCTCCTTCTACAGCAGCACCCTCACCTTCAGGAGTTTTAGCTCCATATCGTAATATACGAGCAATTGCTTCGGCAGCACGCTCTTCTTCAGGAAGATTTAAAAGATAGTACTTTTTACCTTCAACTTGAGCGATCCAACTTCTACCATTATATATTAGGTAAAAATCTTGACCGTTTTTTAAGTTGATTCTAAACGTGGTAGGACGAGGAGCAACCCAATCAATGGAAGCTAAGAATGAATCGAAATCAGACGTTAATAAATCGACTATAACCGATTTGAGTTCTGGGAATTTGGTTAATTCATCGTACTCAACTGCGGCTGCGTCGGATTTCTGTTGAGCTTTATATACTGTTGGTATAATAGCTCTAATTTTTTCTCTTAACTCGGCTGCTGTCATTATTTATTTTTTAACATTTTAGCAATTCTATCAGCAATTTTTTTAGCTTTATCTAAATCACCTTTATTCATTGCTGTTCTTGCTTTTTGAAGTTGGTATGTTTTGGCTTCGTCTCCTTTAACAGCATTCATTGCTTTTTGGATATCTGAAGCTACCATATCGGCTTCGCCTGGGGCTTCTTCATCAATAGCTTCAACATCTTGGGCAACATCTACCATAGCATCGATTTGAGGTTCTTTTAACTCAAAATCTAAGTAATGTTTAGCACCTACAATAGAAGATTTGGCATTAGAGATTTTTGATTGCCACCAATGTGGAAAATCAACTTCACCTTGACCTTCAAATCCATCTACCATTTGGTATAATTCCATAGCGTATTTTCCAATACGATATAGATCAGCTTTTAGCATGTGTGGTTCATTATCTTGATGACCAAGATCCATATCTTCTTGCATCATATCCTCATCTTCATCTTCCATATCAAGATTTTCGAGAGTACCTTCTAATGTAACATCATATCTATTTGAACTCGTACCAAAGTCTAAAGCACCATAAGCATCTAATCTTCTA